ATTGACTGTAAAGCAAAAAAAATTTGTGGAAGAAATTCTCGCCGGAAAAACGGCCGTTGACGCATACAGGGCCGCCTACAGTACGGAAAACATGTCGCAAAAAGTCATGTACAATAAAGCTGCGATCGTGAAAAATCATCCTGCCGTTGCCGCTGAAATAGCCCGGCGGGAGAAAGAGATACAAGAGCAGTGCTTGGAAAAAGCTGCATGGGAAAGGCAAAATTCCATTGACACGCTGAAATATATCATCAGTGTGTCGGCGCAGGCCATAAACCAGGGCGGCAAATACAATGCGGCGGCGGCCAATGCGGCGACAAAGGCGGTTGAGCAGATGAACAAGATGTTGGGATTCAACGAACCGGACAAGGCGGAGATTAGCGCAAAAATATCCGTGGAGCTTGCCGATTATGATGACTATGCGGATTGATGTAGCATTTGCATGCAATTGATTTCAATTGATTTCATTTGCATGCAATTGATTTCAATTGATTTCAATTGTATTCAATTGCTTGCAAGTGCTTGCAGGTGCCAATTTTGCTTGATTTTATGCGGGTTTGCGGGGAAGGCGGCTGATGCGCTGTTTGGGGCTGATGCGGCGCCGCAGAATGATTCCGGAATGATTCTGGAATGATTCTCGACTAATTCCGGAATGATTCTGGCAAAGAAAAAGAAAAAGAAAAAAGAAAGAAGAAAGAAAAGAAAAGTACCAAAAGAAAAGAAAGAAGAAAGAAAAAAAGAAAAAGAAAAAGAAACCCCCTACAGTCCCCCATTTTGGCGCTGCGTCTTAATTGCTTGTACGTCGCTTAATCGCTATCTATCAATCGCGCATTATTGGGATATCGCCTAGCGGGTAAGGCACAGGGCTGTGACCCCAGGGTTCGCTGGTTCGAGTCCAGCTATCCCAACCAAAGGAGGTGACCGGCCATCGAGCAGGTGTTGCGCTTACAGCTTTACAAGCCGACGCCAAAGCAAGAAGAATTTTTGCGGGCAAAGACTAAATATGTGGCCTATGGCGGTAGCCGTGGCGGCGGGAAAAGCTATGCGGTACGGCTGAAGGCTACGCTGATGGCGCTGAAGTATACAGGCATTAAGATGTTGCTCCTGCGCCGTACCTACCCGGAATTGCTGGAAAATCATATGCGCATCATGGCGCTTGATCTTGCGCAGGTGGCAAAATACAAAGATTCAGACAAGACTTTAAACTTTGTCAATGGCAGCCGCATTAACTTTGGCTATTGCGACTCCGACGCCGATTTAGCGCGGTATCAGGGGCAGGAATACGATGTCATCTTCATGGACGAAGCGACACAATTTTCGGAATATCAGTTTCAGGTGCTGCGGGCCTGCTTGCGTGGCGTGAATGACTTTCCGAAACGTTTCTACCTCACCTGCAACCCCGGCGGACCGGGGCATGAGTGGGTGAAGCGGCTGTTTATTGATAGGGTGTACCGTGACGGCGAAAACCCAGACGATTATACCTTTATACGCTCAACGGTGTATGATAATGCGCCGCTGATGCGCCAAAATCCCGGATATGTGGAACAGCTTCAGTCTTTGTCCGATGATTTGCGGCGGGCATGGCTGGAGGGCGACTGGGATTTATACGCTGGTCAGTATTTCACGGAGTTCCGGCGGGAGATTCATGTAATAGAGCCGTTCGAGGTGCCTTCATGGTGGCGGATATATCGGGCTTTTGACTACGGGCTTGATATGCTGGCCTGCCTTTGGGCGGCGTTTGACGATTCGGGGAATTGCTACATAATCAGGGAATTGTGCGAGCCTGATTTGATTGTGTCCGAGGCGGCTAAGCGCATTAAAGAGATGTCGCCCGAGCCGGTTTATGAGACGCTGGCACCGCCTGACTTGTGGAATAGGCAGAAGGATACAGGGCGGTCAATGTGGGAGCTGTTCGAGGATAATGGCGTTAAGCTGACACGGGCGGACGCCAACAGGGTGCAGGGCTGGATTAACGTCAAGGAATGGCTGAAGCCGGTGCCTTCTCCGGATGGGGATGGTATGACGGCGCGGCTGAAGATTTTTTCAAATTGCGCGGAGCTGATCAGGTGCCTTCCTGCCTTGCAAAGGGACGCGAAAAACCCGACTGACTGCGCCACCGTGCCGCATGAGATTACGCATGTATGTGTCAGCGGTGACACGCGGATATATACGGACAAAGGGCTGGTACCAATTAAAGAATTGACGTCCGGTATGTGTTATTGCTATGACGGGAATGGCATTACGCTTGCGCCGTTTGACAGTGTGACGTTGACGCGCGAAAACGCCGAAGTGTACGAAGTTGTGTTAAGCAATGGTGCGAAATTTAAGGCGACAGCAAACCATAAGGTGCTGACCGCTGACGGTTGGAAAATGGTCTGTGAACTGACGTCAGACGACAATGTGCTGGAATTCGATGTGGAGGGTATAGATGATTGTTGCCGAGATTGATGGGTATAAGTTTTACGCAACAAAGCAGGGATATCCTATTGGTAACGTCGGCAAGGATATAAAGCGCTTGCATATCTACATCTGGGAAAAGCATTACGGCAAGGTGCCGAAAGGCTATCACGTTCACCACAAAGACGGCAATATGCTGAACAACGATATAAGCAACCTGGAGTTGCTTCCCGTAAAATCGCATTGCCGCTATCACGCGAGCAAACGGGACAAAGAGGAGCTTGCCGAAATGTTCATAAATCGCGCAATTCCTGCGGCGGCAAAGTGGCACAAGAGCGATGCGGCGAAAGACTGGCACAGACAGCATTACGAGCAATGCAATCGCGAAAAATGGCTTGCGCCGATAACGAAGATATGCGTGGTGTGCGGAAAAGCATATACTACCGTTCAATCGTGCAACACACGTTCGCGTTTTTGCTCAAACAACTGTAAAACGAAATTTAGAAATATGTCCGGCGTTGACGATATAATGGCAAACTGCAAATTCTGCGGCAAACAGTTCAGGAAAAACAAGTACGCACAAAAACAATATTGTTCTCGTTCTTGCGCAAAGAAGGCGAGGGATTTATGTAATGGCAAAAGTGGTCAGCATTACGCCGGCGGGGCGTGAGGACGTCTATAACATGACGGTTGACACATATCACAATTATCTTATCGAGGGCGGCATAATTCTCAAAAATTGTGACGGACTACGCTATTTACTACGGGCGCGTACAAAGGGCGTGGAGGCGCCGAAAACGCCGGAGGAGCTGGAGATTGAGCGGTTGCGGGCGGCAAAGGACAGGGCGATCCGAGCAAGCACAAGAGGGATACGAAGATCGAGATTTTAAAGGGGGAGTATATGTTTTACGCTAGAAAAATCCGGCATAGGTGCAGTCTGCCGGGGTGCAAGAATGTCAATTCAACATTGTTTTCGGCTTCTAGGGGCTTTACGTCAGCGGTGTACCTGTGTGACAAGCATATCCGCATGATAGCAGATCACGCCGGCATTATAAGCGCTGATACCTGCGCCGATGTTGATACAAGCGCAAAGGATGGGGCGCTGAAGAAGATTGCGACACATTCAACGTTGACGGCGGCAGAGCTGCGGGAGATTGCCGCGGCACTTGGGGTGACGGTTCCGGAAGAGGCGACAAAGGAAAAAATAAGAGAAATAATAGGGGGCGCATAAGATGAGGAGCTTGAGACTGCCGAAATGGCTGATCAACTATATTGACGGCAACTGCAACGCGCTGGCAAAACTGTTCGCGCGGTATAATCTCGGCACATGGATGGATAACGTGGCCGCGGCGGTGGATGGAAACCTCGGCCGGCTTGATGCCGTTGAACTGGTTATGAATGCCTCTGAGCATATCAACAAGGAGGTTGCCGAGGAAGATTTCTGGCCGGGTGTGTGCCAATCCATCAAAGTGACGGTGGAAACCGGCGCGGACGCAAGCGGGACGCTGGTAGTCGAGGTGTATGGCGCGCCGATGTTTCAGATTGGTTCTGAAATCGTCATGGTCGAAGTGACGGTGGACGAGGACCCGGAGGGTGTCGCGGAAGCGATTCGCGATCAGCTCGGCGCAAACGAGGTGATTGCTGATTTTTATACGGTATCCGGCAATGACGACGAGATCATTCTGACGGCCATCGCAGCATCCGCCTACGACGACACTATGAGGATAGAACTGTCTCATTCGGGCTATACCGGCGTAACATTGTCCGACGAGGAAGTCGTGACGGCAGGCGCGGCGCCGGATGGCAGTATCGTGATAGGCGGCGGCAAGTACATAGTCGGCTATGATATGCCTGTTGTCAATGCGTCGGAGGACGGCACATTCCGCACGATTGATGCGATTGCGCTGGAGGATGGCAAGCTGCGGATATACTCCGAAGAGATTGCCGAGGGTGATTTCCTCAACGTGACGTTGTACTACGGCGAGCCGACAGCGGAGGAAGAGGAAAACGGTGATGGTGATGGCGGCGGCGAAGGCGACAGCGGCGGCGGTGGCGAATGATTACGATTATCGCGCTGTGCTGTGTGATTGCCGTGCTGGAGATTCTCCATTGTATCGAGCGGCGTGATTTGTACAGCCGCATTATGAGTCGCGGCCTGTCCGATTACACGGCGGCGAAAAAGAAAAAACCGAGGCGGGAGAGCAAAATCACAAGAATGGTAAAAGACTGGCGGGCGGGAGGTGATGACAAATGAAGCTGTTCGGCTGGCTCAAAAAGGAGCCGAAAACTGATGAGAATATGCCGCTGGACAGGGACAAAGACGGCAACAAGCTCTTCAAAGAGGACATTCTCAAAATGGTTGCCGACGAGCTTGCCCGCCGGAAAGAGGAAAGGAGGCCGCTGGAGCTTCAATGGACGCTGAACGCCAATTTCCTAGCCGGCCATCAGTATTGCGACATCAATCCGAATACCGGCGAGATCGAGAATTACGCGCCGTTATATGAATACCAGTCGAGGGGTATTTACAATCGAATAGCCTCGCTGATTGAAACGAGAATGGCACATCTCAAGTCGTTAAAGTATCTGATGACGGTCAATCCCAGAACAAACGAGCTGGACGACTTTGAGAAAAGCGAGATTTCCACCAAATTATTGCGCTATGTGCAATCTACCAGTGAGTTTCAGGCGAAATATAACACAATGATTCAGTGGGCGGAGCTTTGCGGTACTGCTTTCGTGTTGTCATGGTGGGACGTTGACAAGGGCGCTGAGGTTGCAAGGGTCGCGGAAATCTGCGTGGACGAAAACGGCGAGGAAACGATACGGGAAAGAATACTGCACGAGGGTGATTTGTGTTACGGGCTTCTGACACCGTATGAGGTGTATCCGGAAAGCATTTACAAGCAGTACGTCCGAGACCAGAACAGCATTATCGTGTGTCAGGTCATGACGGTTGGCGAGATATACGACCTGTACGGCGTTGAGGTTGATGGGCAGGATGTTGATACCTACGCTTTGACACCGGTCGAGGGCGGCGGAGGGCATGGGTATATTACCGCGTCATTCGCCTTAACGTATCGCAAGGCGGCAAATTCCGCCAATGTGGTGACGTATTTTGAAAAGCCATCAAGGCGGTACCCGGACGGAAGGCTTGCCATCGTGATTCAGGATAAGCTGATACATTACGGGCCGTTGCCCTATGATGAGATTCCGCTGGTTGCCGTAAAGTGCAAAGACGTGGCTGGGCAGTTTTTCGGGCGGTCGGTGATTCAGGACTTGATTCCTTTACAGCGGGCCTACAACGGGTGCAAGAATAAGATACATGACTATATTCAGACGCTGGCCGCAAACCCGATGCTGGCGCCTGCCGGCTCCGTTGAGGACTTGGAAAGATTCGAGGACGAGGGGATTCCGCCGGGGTCGATTATCGAGTACACGCCGGACAGAGGCAAGCCGAATTTGTTGCAATACAATCCGCTTCCGTCGGAAGTCAGCAACGAGGCGGAAAGGCTTGCTAGGGATATGGAATATGTTGCCGGTGTGTCACAGCTGATGGTTACGGGCGACACGCCTGCGGGCATTACTTCCGGTGTCGCGATAGAAAACCTCCGGCAGATAGACAGCACGCGAATGTCCCTCACGGGTGAGAATTTCAGAAACGCCATCAGGCAGCTGGCGATAATCTGGCTGAAGATTTTAAAGCGGTTTGTCAAAGGGTACAGGGTAACCTGTATTGCCGGCTCCAACTCGGTCGGAAGTGTCCTGACGTGGTGCTCCGAGGACATCAACTCCTTTGACGTTGAGTACGACACCGAAAACGAGCTTGTATTGAGCGAGGCGGCGCAAAGGCAGTATCTGATTGACGCTTTAAATCTGGGGCTTCTCAACGACGAGCAGGGCAGACTGCCGAGGGAAACGAAGCTGAAACTGCTTGAAGTGATGAAAGTCGGGAATTACAGCGACATCATGGGCGAGGGTGAATTACAGGTGCTCAACGCAAGACGAGAAAACTCCTTCTTTGAGAATTGTGTAATTCCGAAGGTTTACCAGTATGACGACCATGAGATTCATTTGAGAGAGCATAGGCGGTATGTTTTGCAGATGAAATTCCGAATACTAAGGCAGAAAAAACCGGAATATGCCGCTCTCATGGATGAACATATTGCGGCCCACGAGGCAGAAATCGCGAAACGGGTACAAAACGCGATACTACAACAACAAATGTTAGGAGGTATGGGGCAACCCTAAGAAGATATGGCAGATGAGAACAAAATCCCTACTTTGGACGATGCCTATGAGCAGGCTCTAGCCGCGATTGCGGATGAAAGTCAACCGCAGGAAATTGAACAAGAGCAGCCTGAACAAGGGCAGGAAGTACAGGAACAACCGCAGGAACAGCCACAGGTACAACCGCAGGAACAACCGCAGGAACAACCGCAGGAACAGCCACAGGAACAGGGGCAAGCGCCTGTTGCGCAGGGGCAAGCGCCGGACGCAGCATTAGAGGCGGCAAGACAGATGGCGGCGATGCTGGCAAGGCTGGACGCGGAGAACAGGCAGCTCAAGGCGCAGCTTGAGCAGAGCGGCGCGACGATTCAACAGCAGTCCGAGCTGGCGGAGCAGAAGATACAGGAAGAGCTTTTGGAGCCGCCTGTATTCGACTATAAGAATTTCGAGTTTATGTCCGATGATGACAAGGAAAAATATCAAAAAGAGTTCTCGCAAAAAATGAGCGAGTACGCCTATAAGGTCGCGCTGCGTGACATGCAGAAGGAGATTGCACCGATCAAGGAGCAGTTCCAGAAGGCAAAAGAGGCCGAGATGATTGCCAACGTCAAGGCGAAACTTTCATCATTGCCGGAATATGTAGGCTTTTCCGAGATGATGCCGCAGATCGAAACGATTATCGCGAAAGAGCCGGAATTGCAGTCAACGGAGCCTGAAAAGCGGTACACCATCGCGTATCTGATGGCGAAAGGCTTAAATGCCGTTCAAACTCCGAAACGTAGCGACGAGGATATTATCAATGAGGTGATGTCCAATCCCGAGATTCTCAAGCAGATTAAGGCGAGAGAGGCGCAGATGATTGAAAAATCAAACGCCAATCTGCCGAAGTTCGCGGCAACGCACGGAACGGTTCCGGCGACGCCGACACAGAAGCCCAAAACTTTGGAAGAGGCGCAGAGAAACGCCTTGAAGATTCTAGGGCTTAGATAGGGCGCCCCCGGAAGCATTTCGGTTTTGATAAATTCAAACAACAATTCAAACTACAAGAGGAGAGAAAAAATATGGCACAGATTTTAACCAAAATTGAGCAGATACTGAAAGAGCAATATCAGCCCGCGTTATCAAACCAAATTGGGGTAGAACCTTCCCCTTTTCTCGAAAAAATCCAAAAAAAGCCCCTAACCGGACACACCATCGTAGCGGCCGCCCCCGTCGGCCTTAACGGCGGTTTCGGTTTCGGTAGTGAGGGCGTCGGCACGCCTAAGGCTGGTGCGCAGCGGTACATACGCTTTGAACTGGATTCGGTGGATATGTATGTGGACATCCAGATTTCCAACAAGACGGTGCAGCTGGCGTCCACCAATGCCGCCGCCATGCTCAACGCGCTTGACCAAGAAATTCAAGGCTCTTATAAATCCGCGCGGTGGAACGTTGCGAGAGCGCTCTTTGGCGCCGGTTCCGGCGTTCTGACCACCATTTCGGCGCTGGCATCTGCCGGCAACACCGTTGAAGTGGCCGACACCAAATACCTGATCGAGGGCCTGACCATTGACTTCTACGCAACCGGCGGCACCACGCCTGCTGTCGATGGACGGCGCATTACAGCCGTTGACAGAGTAAACAAGAGGATCACCTTTGACGGAAGCGCAACTACGCTTTCGGCAGGCTTTATCACCGTTCAGGGTAGCTATGGAAAAGAGCTTTGCGGTCTGGGCGCTATCTATGACAGCGGCGTTACCTCCCTGTACGGGCTTACGAAATCTGATCATCCGTTCCTTGCGCCTATCGTGGTGGACGCGGACAACGACATCTCCGACATCGTTCTGTATCAGGGCGTAAAGCAGTCCAAAGACTACAAGGGCGGCAATATCGACCTGATTATGATGGGCGACGATGCTTTTGTCGCATGGCAGGACTACATGAGAACGAATAACATGCACATCGTCGAGAAACAGAGATACATCGGCGGCGCTGTCGGTTACAAGATTCTCGTCGGTTCTCAAGAGGTCGAGGTTGTCAATGAGCGGTTCATTCCGACTGACGAAGCATGGGGCGTTGACACGAAGTCGTTCGAGCTCCATCAAACCCCGTGGGATTTCGTATCGAAAGACGGCGGCATCTTCAGCCTGATGGATGATACCTCCATCTTCAGAGCGCTGCTTGCTTCCTACGGCAACCTGATTTGCAAGAATCCTGGCGCGTGCGTGAAGTTTATCAACTGCGAGGCCGCGTCCGAGTAAACGTAAAGAAGGGGGAGGAGCGTCCTCTCCTCCCCCGGATTCTTTTGGGGGTGCGCTATGGACACAAAAACCTTATACAAACGCGTGATTATAACAACCCCGATGACACAGCAGGAGTTTATTGCGTTCTTTAACGATACGGTTCAAGTCTTGAACGCGAGATACGGCGCAAAGTATATCGCTGAAGAGAGCGGGTCGCTTTTGGAAATTCAGACAATCGACGGCCCGTCCGGCGTGAGGGATATCTATACAAAGTGTATTGCAGACAATATCGAGTACCTGAAGTCCGGCGACAAAAACAAGCAAAACGATTTTGCAATCAACGCCGATTCAGCCTATCTGACTGTGTGGCGCGAGAAAAACAAAGGTAAAAAAGTTCGGAAGGAGAGATGGTGATGTATTCAGCCGGAATAACAGCAAAGGCGCTGATTGAGGATATCGAAAAAGAGGCTGACATTGCCATCTCTGTTCCGACTACGAGCTATATCCGCTGGCTCAATGCTTTGGAACAGCTTTTATATAGTGAGTTTATCAAAGAGCAAAGAGTGGCCTCTTTAGACGTGATAGACGGCATCGTGGACTTGAGCGATATCGAAACATCGGAATATGAGGATTCCGTCAAGGCTGATGACGTTATCTCGGTATTGTCCGGCATCAACGAGTTTATCAAATGCACGCCGATGGCGTTTGAACTGTTCAACGGAGATGTTGACGGCTATTATACCGTCATAGACGGCGACAAAATCAAAGTCTATGACCCGTCAGATTCAGGAGAGGTGAAAATCGTCTACAAGGCCCGTCCTGCGCCTAAGACGGCCGAAAACTATGCGGCCGCTATGGTAGCACTGCCGATAGAGTTTATCGAGCTTGTGGCGGCTAAATTAAGGGGAGAGGCGTATAAACTTGCCAATGAGGATGAATTGTCCGCAAAATGGCTGAATGACTACAATGTCCAGCTTGAGAATTTCAAAGTATGGATAGCCGAAAGGACAAAGGCTTATGGCGGATAAGTATTTGCAAAGCTATGTCCCTGCTTCGGAACAGAAATATCGTTCGGTCAAGACGAGATGGGGCGGGCTTAATAGGTTACAGACGACCGATACCGGTCAGCTCACCGATTGCAAAAACATCAGCGTGTCAGAACTTCCGGCGCTTGTTCCGGCACCGGTTCCTGCTTTGTTTGAGGCGTTTCCTGGCAGGGAAGCACTCGAAGAAAACGGTAATCCCGTTGTTCCAATTTCACTTCACGCTTTCGGGGATGATTTGGTCGAGATATACAGAGTAGACAACAAGGTTTATATCGACTATTTCAACGCCGACGATGCTTCTGTCAAGACTGCGGTTTTAAAGGAAGAGGCCGACGAAAGCGACGACTCTCCGAGGTGCCTTGTTCAGTTTAATGTGTTTACGACGCCAGACCCGATAGCAGATATAGGGTTTTCAGAGTTTGTCAAAAAAATCCTTATATTCCCCGACAAAAAGTCTTTTGACTATAAGCCCGACGATTTTATTCTTGAGGATTTGGAAGTAAAAACAGACCCGGAAGAGCCAGTTTTGACTGGGTTTCCGAATATCAAATACGCTACGGTATTTCAATCAAGGTTGTTTGGTGTTGACGACGGGAAAGTATATGCTTCCGGCTTCAATGACTACACCAACTGGATTGTTGACTCGCCAGATAATATTTCTCCGTCAAACGCATGGGCGACAACGGCGCAGGCTAACGTAAAGGCGGATGGGAACTTTACCGGAATAACCGCTTATGGCGGCTATGTCGTCTGCTTTAAATCCGATTTCATGCATCAGATTCACAACACCAAAAACCCGTTCCGAGTGGTGGATATCGGCGCATACGGTGCTGTCAGCAATCAAGCCTATGCCGAGGTCAACGGCAGATTGATATTCGTTTCCCCCGATAATGTGTTCATGTACGGCGGCGGCAATCCAGTGCCGATCGGGAATGTTCTGAATATCAGTGATTTTTCCGGCGCTGTGTGCGGTGGTATCGGAAATACTTTCTATATGTGCCTTGACAACAAGGTTTACATATACAACACAGACAACGGTCAATGGGGGTCAACGGACAATGATTGCCCGATATTGAATTTCGCCGCTACGGACAATAGCCTGTTCGCATACTTTGCGGACGGTTCAATCCGAAAGATGAACTCCGGCAGTTACGGTGATTGGAATTTTGTCACCGATATTCTGGCTTTCGGTAATCTCAATATCAAGCGAATAAAGAGAATTTCATTGCTTGCAGATGTTTCGGAGGGCGCTTCTGTGACGCTTGGCTATATTGACGATTCCGGAGTATATCATGCGATAACCTCAAACAATAAGACTGGTATGCACGTCATAAGGGCCGGCGTGAGAATGAGCAGCGGCGAGTTTCACAAAATAAAGGTTTGCGGGAATGGGTTTGCGAGGATACACTATCTCGGGCTTGATGTCGCCTATGGCGGCGATTTGTATGGATAAGGGTGGTATAAATGGATTTTGTCAATCAGGACAAATATACGCAATTGGCAAGGCAGATACAGACGCTTCAAGACCAGCTTGTCGCGTTCAAGCGGTCGTATGAGGATTTAATCAACAACCTTGATTCAGACAATATGCCGACCGTTTGGCGGACGATACAGAGAAACGGGTTAGCGATTTCGAGTATCTCATCAAGCGTTTCGGAACAAGGCGCGCAAATTGAGCTTTTGAATCAGTGGAAGGGCTTGACGGACGAAGCAATTTCCGGCCTTGAATTAACGGTTGGTTCGCATGGCTCCACTTTAGCGGGTATTGCGCATTGGCAAGGAGAAGTTAATTCAGAGCTTGAAGGCTTCGGAGAAGATATAAATGGGCTTCAATCCGCAACGGCAGAGCTGGCGTTAGAAGCAAGCGCTCTCGGAGCGAAAATCGGCCTGCTGGTTGACGTGGATGATAAAGTAAAGGCCGGAGTGATTGTTGATGCGATAAACGGTCAATCTTCTGCGAACATATACGCAGACAGGATAAATTTTGTCGGCAAGACGTTTAACTTGACGACTGAAAATATCAATATCAACTCGACGAATTTCAGCGTGACGCCGACTGGCGTGTTGACCGTTAAGACGGGCAATATCGGAGGTTTTATACTTCACGATAATATATTTGAGAGCAGTCCGGAAGCGACGATTGAACAGCCGGAAGATGGGCACTTCAGAGCGGATTTGTGGTATGACTCTGTATTTGGAACAGTAGATATTGTAAATTATGGCGTAGGCGGAACAACTTGGTACAACTATGTTTACAAACTTTCAGCAAACGTAACATATCAGGCCACTACAAATAATGCGAATTCTGAATTTTTCGTTTTGCAAGAAAAACCTGAATCAAACGGCGTTTACGATGTGTATGGCTATGCAAAGCAATCGTCCTATACGGTTACAGGTTCATCAACCAAGCGCTATCTTATTATCAATGTACCGAACAGTACAACAACGAGGCTTGTGACATATGTTTCGCCAAACTCTCTAATTCTTGACGTAGCGGATGGCAACGTTATTTCTCGTTCGTCAATGTATGAGCTGCGTATGCACGCGGGACGATACATTGCGCGATATAACCCAAATACAACATCAAACGTCTATGGCATGATGTTTACGCCGGATGGAATTAAGTTTACACCGGACGGCGGGGGCACTGTGACCGGCGGAGTATATTTTAACGCAGATAGTGGCGGTGAGCTTATAAGCGTAGGTATTGGCTTATCATATTCGCCACAGATTCGCATACATCGTGTGAGCGGAGATGCACGAGTTACATTTTCATGTGACGCTTATACAAAGAATGACACAATCATAATATCAGACAGAAACAAAAAGAAAGATATTATTCCGCTTTATGATTCCAGATATGACATATTTTTTGATAGCCTTAAGCCATCTTTGTTCAGATATAAAGAAAACGAATCAAATCGCTTGCATTGTGGATTTATCGCGCAGGATGTTGAAGAAGCTCTTTTAAAAGCTGGCATTGATACATCTGAATATGCTGTTTTATGCAAATGGTATGACAAACATGGCAACTTAGAATACGGACTTAGAGAAAAGGAATTGATCGCGCTAATGGTCAATCAGGTGCAAAAACTAAAAAATCGCGTTACAGCATTGGAGGCACTCCATGATAATCGAGATACTTAAAACAATATACAAAGAAGGGTTGAGAATTACTGAGCAAAAAGTTACCTATACCCGTTCCGATGATTTGCAAATTCTAACGAAATATTATGCAACGCTTTCAAATATAGAAAAAGCTATTGAGCAAGGCGGTAGCGGGTATAGTCTTGAGCTGCTTAAAACAGAGCGTGAGCGCATTACAGCGTTAATCAAGGCGCAACATCAGATTTTGAAAGGTTACGAGGAGGGAGACGATGGTACAGGTCAAGGCGCGGCTGAACGGGTCAAAGCTGATTGTTGAGGAATCCGCTTACATTACAAGCGGTTCCTCTGAAACGGTCGAGGTACAATTTAACTTTGACAGTTCGTGGTCTGGGTATTCCAAAACGGCTGTGTTCTTCCAAAACGCGCGAAATCCGAAATATGTTGTCTTAGGCTCTGAAGGCAACACAGCGACCGTTCCGTGGGAAACGCTTGTTTTGTCTAAACCTATCACAATCGGCGTTTGGGGCGTGGACAGCGATAGGAGAATCACGTCATCCTTAGCCAACATTCAGGTGCATACCGGTTCGAATTCAGAGCCGCTCCCTCCGACGGCTACGGTTTATGAGCAAATACTCGGAATCATGGAACAGCAGGCAATAGACGCTTCAGACGCACAGGCGGCACAGGCGGCGGCAGAAGAAGCGCGAGATGACGCGATTTCAGCGAAAAACACGGCACAAGGTTACAGAGATGACGCACAGGGTTACAGAAACGATGCGTTATCTTATAAACAGAGCGCATATGAGTATATGCAGGCCGCGGAATCCGCGAAAACAGCCGCTCAAGTAGCCGCCAGCAACGCTGATTCATACAAAACTGCCGCCGGATACTACAAAGACTTGGCAGAACAGTATAAAAACTCCGCAAAGGCTTATCAAGATAACGCCTATGATTACATGATGGACACACAAGAAGCAAAAGACTTGGCGGAAGGTTATAAAACAGAGACTTACGGTTATAGAAACGATGCTCTGATGGCAAAGACTTTGGCTGAATCCGCAAGAGATGACGCCGAGGGATACGCTATAACCGCCGAAACCGCAAAGTCGGACGCTATCATAGCTCAATCTGCCGCGGAGTATGCACAGGGTAAAGCAGAGGAGGCGCAGTCGGCAGCGGAGTATGCACAGGGTAAAGCAGAGGAAGCACAGATAGCGGCGGAAACGGCGAGAGGTTTAGCGGAAGGGTATGCCGCTGATGCGGAAGAATATGCGAGCGAGGCAGAGGGCTATCGAGATGAAGTTTTAGGTATCCGAGATGAATTGGCAGATTCTCTCACAAACATTGCCAAAAACACAGCAGATATTCGCAACATCGAAA